TTGCACCAGAAGCTGCAACCCAGCGATATACGTCGTTGTATTTGTCATAGACATATAATGCTGTAGAATCGATAACCGCATAAGAACTCGAAGTTAATTGATCAGCCCAAGTAATAACGTCTGCCGCAGCAGTTGCGTTGTTTACTGTATCAGCGATACGTGGAGAGATGAATACCACACAATCTTTACGACCTTCTGCAAGAGCGATCATACTGTTTGCATGAGTAACACCATCGTTGCCAGCCGGAGCTTCGCCGCCGATGATTAGGTTAACATCAAGAGTTTCTGAATCGCTAAACAAATCGTATGCTGTAGTTAACTCACCAACTGTTGGAACGTTGTCGTCTGTACCACCGGAAAGTGGAAGAGTAGTCGCACCAGATGCAGTTGTATAGGTTGTGTTAGCTGCAGCAGCACCCATTTCTGGATATGTCGCGTTGTCATGGTTACCAAACCAAATGTAACGTGACTGATTGTTTAAAACGTCTGCATAAAAGTTGTTAGTACCATCTTCTGCTTTTGCATCAGCTGCTTGAGAAACGAAAGCAAATGTTTCAAGAACAGTGCCAGCTTCGCCAGTCCAAAGACCATCTTCATCAAAAACAACCATGTGCATTTCGTCAGCAGAACCACCACGATTTGCGGCGTAAGCTGATGTGCCTGGAACCGAATCAAAAAGATTGCGATAAGTCCAAGAATTAAATGCAGTTGAGTTAGCGGTACAGAACGACACTGATAATGAGTTACCAAGAGAGCCAGGATACTTAGCAACCGCGAAAGCCGTTGCCGGAATCGAAGTAGCTTCGTAATCTGATTCATTGGTAATCTTAATACCAGAACCGTCATTAGTAGCGTTTAGGTTATCGGTTTCCGCGCGAACAACGCGCAGGCTATTACCATACTGCAAAAATTGAGCAGCAGGCATAAAATATTTGTAGGTGTTGGAATCAGGTTTTCCAAAGACTTCGACGAGCTCTTTTTCTGAGCCAATTGTTCTGATTTCTCCCACCGGTCCCCACTGGAATGCGCCAGCAATAGCACCGATAGATGTAGAAACAGCAGGAACAACATTCGTCAAGTCGATTTCTTTTACCTGTACACCAGGAGAGACTTGAAATGCCATAGGTTTTCCTCTTCAGTTAATTTGATAAGAATGCATAATACGGTGGTTCTTCAATACTATTATTTATAAATAACCATATCCTAGTAAATACCGGTGTCGAGCTCTTCCCACACCGTTCCCTGAGAATCAACCTCAGTTCTTTCTTGATATCCGTCATCAATAATACCGAATGGTACCATATCGTCTTCGATAGCTTGCATTCTATCTGAATACAACATCTGTTTAAAGTTAATATCAGTCAAATTCATAAACATGTCGGTAGATGCAAACCAACCGAATAGAACTAAGTTCATCATTAAGTCATCATGATTGCCGTCACTTGCTTCGTATGAGTTACCTCTTGCTACAAAGGTAGACATTTCAATAATAGTGTCGACATCAACAATATCTAATTTTTTTTGTTCAATTAGATCTTTAATATTGGAACAACCAATACGTTTTACTTTACGAGTCATTGTAGCACCAAGGGCATTTGCCTTTAGAGATGACTCAACAAACATATTCTCGTATTCCCAATCATAATATAGCCCATTACAAACAACAGCACCTTGGTCATTTGATTCAATGATAACGTATGCTTCGTTGTATGTCTTAGCGTATTTATGGATTATATCAGGGAACAATAAAGGCGAAATCATATTGTCTTGATAGACACATACTTGTTTAAACGGCCTTTGAGTAATATCAATAATATTAAATGTAGAATAGTCTTGTCCACGACCTTTCGCAACGTCAACAGTCATAATATAATCGTGACCTTCCTGAGGTCGTTCATAAGTCCTTATTGATTCTTGTCTAACGAGAGGATCGGCAGCTTTAAGTCCAAGGAGGAATTCTCCAGCGATAAGGGTGTTTGAGGTTCCCAAAAAGTTGTTTCCGAATTCCTGATCAAACTGTAATTCTGAAGTGTTGGAAATTGTTTGTCGTTTCCATTCTTCATCTCGTCCAGGTACGTCCCACCAATCAACTCGGAATGGCTTGTATTCGTTAGTTCCCTGTACTGCTCCTTCCCAAAGCTTATGGTATATGTTTCCAAGTCCATTAGCGGTTGAGGTGATAATAACTCGCGAGGTTTTGCCTGACGACACAACTGGGTATGTAGAGGTATAGAATTCATTTGCATTCTCGACAAATGCGAACTCGTCAAGGAAGAGGAGGTTAACAGACATACCTCGAATTGAGGATCCTGAAGTAGCGGCAGCGACAATACGACTGTTATTAGAAAATTCAATTGAACCTTTGTTAAGTGCTTTACATCCTGGTTGCAAGAAGAACGGAAGGTTCTCAAGCATCAGGGTAATACGGCTTAACATCTCCCTTGCTGTAGAACCTTTGTTCGCAAGTACTGCGATTGTTTGTTCTGGTTTAAATAATGCATACCACAAAAGATATGCAACTGACGAAATAGATTTACCCGATTGTCTACACGCTAGAACAATAGAAAATCTATTATCATTAAAATGGCCAAACATCTTTTCCTGGTATGGATACAAGTCAAAATTAACAAGACCTTTATCCAAGTGAATAACCTTTAAATACGTACGTGCAAAGTACGCAGGGTCATTCATACACTTCACATATTCTTGAAGTTCATGTTGCGTAAATTGGTGCTCTACTCCGTCGCGCTTGACGTTTGGATTACCAAGGTACGAATCATTCGTCTGTACTGTCGACATCAATTATTTCCGACTTTTTGTTTAAAAGCATTCTTTGCAAATCAGTTGTAGATCCAACGAAAACATTATTTTGAGTAATTCCACCTGCAGGTGTTTCTGGTTTTTGCTCAGATAATTTTGCTTTCTTGTTTTGTAGATCCATTAATTTATCAGTTACGTCTGCCATATTTTTTAGCATACCTGATAATACCTCATAAGCACGAGGATGTTCTGATTCAGCTGCCAATTGCATCATTCCATCTAAAGCTTCCTCACCACGATCTAAAATACCTTTGTATTTTTTACGCGAATAACTATAATCATCTTGTATATCTTTATTCTGCTCAGGAATAGCAACTGGTTGAGATTGCTTCTCAGCCGGTAAGTTTTTAGATAATGAATTCATTAATTTATTTTTATCAACCATTGTATTCACCATTATGTAATCTGGTTATCATCAGTATCGTCGGTACCAGTAAACACTGAGTAAACAGCAGAGTTTGTATCTGGCGCAGCGATAGTAACAGTAGGATTAGAGGTATAACCACCACCTCCATCAGTAATTACAAGTTGGTCAAGTCGACCCTCTTCAGTAATAGTAGATGTGACTTGCGCAATAAAGTCATCTGCAGTTCCAGTAGGAGTATCAACTGTCGCGGATATAACTGTAACAATATCGTTTTTAGCAGGTAGAGGAACGGCGTATACTGCCCCAGCTCTTACAAGACCTGTTGCAGTAATTTCAAAGTTACCATTTGAGTCAACTCCCGCAATAGTAATTGTTGGAGGCGCTGTATAGAAGTTACCTGGATTATCAATATTAAACAATGTGATTCTACCATCAGTAAGAACAGTACTCACCTGTGCAGTTACTGGCGACGATGTAGGTGCCGAAATAGTAACTGCTGGTGGAGTAGCATAACCACGACCACGGTCCGTAAATTCGAAGTAAGTAACTTGACTACCACCAATAAATGCATTTGCTGTAGCTTGTACAGAAAGTAGAGAAGAAGTAACTGTAATTTCTTCGATGAATCCAAAGGTGTTAATATCATTAATGTCTGTAGATACAGTAGTAACGATACCCTGTTCAGCCGCTGGTCCAAAGAACTTAACTTTCATCGAAAAATCAAGAGTATAAATTAAAGATCTACGAGAAGTCATATCTCCTTCGTAGTCATCTTGGATATTAATAGATGTAAGAGTAATAGGTACATCAAACGATTTATTTAGTTCATCTACAAACTTAACAGATAAAGTATACGTAGGCTGGAAATAAGGAACGATTTGCTCAAAGATTTGCAAAGCATCATCTTGGTTTTTCGCAATAATATTTAATTGCATATCAACTACGTATGGAGTCATTTGACCAACAGTTGATCTCTTGGTTTGAGTAGTACTTGTCGTAATTGTATTTAAA